AAAAAATATAATAGGCAAGGCAGATGAATAAATATCCTCTAGGCATGGGTTTAATGTTACCAATGTTTAAATTAGATCCTAAAAAAAAGCTTGAAAAAGCAAAAAAACTTAGTAAAAATTTAAAAGATCCTAAGTTTAGAAAAACAGCTAAAATTAAAGATTACTTTTATAATATATAATGGCTAAAAAAGGTTTATACGCAAACATCCACGCAAAAAGAGCTAGAATCAAATCTGGTTCAGGCGAGACTATGCGTAAAAAAGGACAAAAAGGCAGACCCACAGCAGCTCAATTTAGGAAAGCAGCTAAAACTGCTAAGAAAAGATAATGGCTAAATCACCAGCATGGCAAAGAAAAGAAGGTAAATCCAAATCAGGGGGTTTAAATCGAAAAGGGATTGCGTCTTATAGACGAGCTAATCCTGGATCTAAACTTTCAATGGCAGTTACCGAAAGAAATCCAAAAGGAAAACGTGCTGCTAGACGTAAATCTTTTTGTGCTAGAATGTCAGGCATGAAACGTAAGCTAACATCTGCTAAAACAGCGAGAGATCCTAATAGCAGAATAAATAAATCACTAAGAAAATGGAATTGTTAATATGATAAAAAAACCAATTAAATATCACTTTGCAAAAGGTAGAATACATTATAATTTTGATGATGCTGATGTAAATGCAGGGTTTGCAAATCCTAGACACAAAATATTTCATCTTAAAACTAGGCAAAATTTATCTAAAAATCAAATAACTTCTAGAATGACAAAAAATTTTAGAAAAAAAAGAGGACAAGATGATTTAGGTGGTTATAGTTTTGATATAGGGCAAATTTCATTTGCTAATAATATTAAAACATTAAAAGGATCTAAAGCTATTAATTATAAAAAAAGAGTTAAAAATATAAATAAACGTGGAATAGATACATCTTATTCTACTTTTGAAAAAAGTTTACCAAGTTGGATTAAATTATAATGAGTAAGAAATTAGAAAAATTAGCAAATCAATTAATGAGCTTAAGTCCTGAAGAAGGACAACAGCTTGGATTAATTATGAAAGCTAGAATGATGCCTGAGATGGCAAAACAACAAGGCTTATTACAACAACAAAATCCACAGATGGCGCAAATGGGCCAAAGACCAGGTGGTCAAATGCCTATGCCAACTACTAGGGATGCAGCAATGAGAGGACTATTAAGATGAGAATGAAAACTTATATGTTTCTTGGTAAGACATATGCTAAAAAATATGCAGCTGATGCTTCAGATGCTATGAAAACATTGTCTGCTAAAACTAAGAAACACATTAAAAAACATAAACTAAAATATTCAGCAGGAGCAGGAGCTGCTTCTGGATATGCAGTTGCTAAAACAAACAAGGATAAATAATATGCCAATGGTAGGAAAGAAAAAATATCCATACACTAAAAAAGGTATGGCAGAAGCTAAGAAAGCAGCAAAAAAACAAAAGATGAAAGTTAAAAAGAAATACTAATATGAAAAAACCTAAATTAGGATCTGGACAAAGATTTAAGCAACTTACTGCTAAACTAAAAAAACAAGGTGTCAAAGATCCTAAGGCTTTAGCTGCTGCTATTGGTAGAAAAAAATATGGCAAAGCTAAGTTTCAAAAGATGGCAGCAAAAGGGAGAAAAAAATAATGGCTAAAAATAAAGATCTAGTACCTTATTCTAAAATAGAATCTGTTAAATCTCGAATAAGAGTTAGTGGTCAAAAAATTAAAAAAGCTGGTAAAAAATTTGCAGGTAAAGCAACAGCTGAACAAAAATTCTTGGGAAAAACTTTACCTAAATATATTGGTAAAGCAGCTAAGTTTGCAATCACTAAACCTATAACAACAACTGCATTATTTTTTGCTCCTGATGTAATTCGTGGTATTGTTAATAAAGGTGAAAGAGTTTCTAAACGTTCACTTGAACAAACTTTTGACAAAAAAGGAAGATGGTTATTATAATGGATAACAAACCAGAAGAACAAAAAGAATCTAATCATGGTGGTAAAAGACCAGGAGCTGGTAGACCTGTAGGATCTAAAAGCAAAAGCTTGTGGAAATCTATGGATGAAATGGCAGAAAAATATCAACATTCTCCTTTAGATTATCTATTAGCTGTGTTAAACAATCCTGCAAGTAGTCCTGAAAGAAAAATGTATGCAGCAGAAAAAGCTGCGCCATATGTTCATCCACGACTTGCTTCTTCAAACACAAAAATGAGTATAGATGAACCAGTTAAAGTCAAAGTCGAATGGCAAAAAGACGAAAACAAAGATAGTTGAAATTCCTTATAAGCCTAGAGAATATCAATTAGACGTACATAAAAACAAAAAAAGATTTAGTGTTTTAGTTTGTCATAGACGATTTGGTAAATCAGTTTTATCAATTAACGAATTAATTAAAACTGCTTGTGATAAACCTAGAGCTTTATGTGCTTTCGTTGCACCTACTTACCGACAAGGTAAAAGTATTGCTTGGGAATATTTAAAATATTATACAACACCATTGCTTAAAATTGGTGGAACAAGAAATGAATCTGAATTAAGAATAGATTTATTTAATGGGTCAAGAATCCAAATCTTTGGAGCTGATAATCCTGATAGTATTCGAGGTATGGGATTTGATGCTGTAGTACTTGATGAGTACGCAATTATGGCTCCAAGAGTATGGACAGAAATTATAAGACCAGCTGTTGCTGATAAATTAGGATGGGTTTTATTTATCGGTACACCTATGGGTCATAATCAATTCTGGGAAGTTTATGATTATGCTTTAAGAGGTCGTGATGATTGGTATGCTAAGTTATATCGAGCATCAGATACAAAAGTTATTCCAGAAAAAGAACTGGAAGAAGCTCGTGCAATTATGACACCTGAGCAGTATGAACAAGAATTTGAATGTTCATTTACTGCTGCTGTTAGTGGAAGTTATTATGGAAGATTAATAACTAAAGCTGACAAAGATGGTAGAATAACTGATGTACCAGTAGACGACAATGTAGGTGTAGAAACATGGTGGGATTTGGGTATAGGCGACTCTACAGCAATATGGTTTGCTCAAAGAGTAGGGGAAGAAATACATCTTATTGACTACTACGAAACTTCTGGTGAATCTCTTGCTCATTATGCTGATGTATTAGCTGATAAAGGATATGCCTATTCATCTCATATCGCACCTCATGATATAATGGCTAGAGAATTAGGAACTGGAAAATCTAGACTTGAAGTTGCTAACGAACTTGGTATAGATTTTGATATAGCTCCTAAATTAGAAGTTGATCATGGTATTGAATCTGTTAGAAACACTTTACCTAATTGCTGGTTTGATAGAGAAAAATGCAAACAAGGTTTAGATGCATTAAGACAATATAGAAAACAATGGGATGAAAAAAACCAAACTTTTAAAAATAAACCTCTCCACGATTGGTGTTCACACGCATCTGATGCTTTCAGATATGGATGTGTTGCAGAACCATTAGATACGTCTGATTGGGATAGACCAATTAATGTGGATACAAAATATGTAGTATGAAATCAAAAGAACAAATATTAAGAATACTAGCTAACGAAATACATTCAGCATCAGGTTATATTGGTGGTGAGCTTGTAGCTCGAAGAAAAAAATCATTAGAATATTATTTAGGTATGCCTCTTGGTAATGAACAAGAAGGTAGATCTCAAGTAGTTTCAAATGATGTCCTGGACACAGTAGAAAGTTTAATGCCTTCTTTGATGAAGATCTTTACTGCTGGTGAAAATGTATTTGAATGTGAAGGTGTTGGGCCTGAAGATGAAGAAATGGCTAGACAATGTTCTGATTATTTAAATCATATTTTTTATAAAGAGAACAATGGATTCTTAGCTTTGTATTCTGCATTTAAAGATGCATTGATTCAAAAGAATGGTATCTTAAAAGTATTTTGGGATAACTCACAAAAAACTGAAAGAGAAGAATATACAAGATTAACTGATGATGAGTTTAATGATCTTGTTGATAATCCTGAAGTTAAAGTATCAGCTCATACAGAATACGAAGAACCTATTACTGATGATCGTGGTAAAGAAATAGATAAAGTTAAACTACATGATGTAGTTATTCATAGAACTAAACTATATGGTAAAGTTACTATAGAACCAGTACCACCTGAAGAATTTTTAATTGAAAGAAGATGTAAGTCTATTGAAACTGCAAATTTTATTTGCCATAGAACTCAAAAGACTAAAACAGAATTAGTTGAAATGGGTTATGATCAAGAGCTAGTTGATTCATTACCTACTGGTGATACAGATTATTATACTGAAGATAAATTTGTAAGACACCAAAATGTA